CCCACGCGGCCACCCACGCGGCCACCTACGCGGCCACCAACGCGGCCACCAACGCGGCCACCAGAGCGGCCACCAACGCGGCCACCAGAGCGGCCACCCCGATCATCAAGTTCTTCCTCGCCGCGCTACCCAACTGGGGGAACCTGCTGGATGGCGGCAACCAGTGGGCTGGCTGGTCCGCGTACATCTCGTTCTTCCGTCACGTCTCCGGTCTCAATCTCCCGGAGTACGAGGCCTGGCAGCACTACGAGAACGCCGCGATCCACGGCGGACCCCGCTTCATCCACGAGGAGTTCTGGATCGTCAGCGACTTCCCGACGCGGATCTGCAAGGACGAACGCAACCTGTCTCACTCCGCGTCGGGGCCTGCAATCGCTTGGTCCGACGGCTGGGCTCGCTACTCATGGCACGGGGTCAACGTTCCACTCGAATGGATCGAGTCTCCGTCGACGTTAGACCCGAAGCTCGCGATCACCCATAAGAACGCCGAGCAGCGTCGGTGCGTTGCCGAGATCCTCGGGTGGGAGAAGGTCCTCGCGCACCTCGACGCCAAGACGGTGGACATCGACGTGGACCCGATGGTGGGCGAGCTGGTGGAGGCAACGCTCGACGGAGATCGAGAGCGCTTCCTGCGCGTCGTCTGCGGCACGGGGCGACGTTTCGCGCTTGCGGTCCCGCCCGACACGAAGACGGCCATCGCGGCGCAAGCCTGGATTCATCAGGTCGACGAGAGCGTCATCCGGCGTATCGAGGCCAGGACATGAACGTCGTCGGCTGTACCTGACGCGCTGCGCCTTCGTCCACAGGGTCATCCCAGACCCACATGTGCAAAATCAGCACATCCTTCTCTCGCCATCTTCTTGCCTCTCGCGTAATCTCGTCCAGGTGGACGCTCAACCGTCCGCACCGGAGGACCGCGGATGCCGAGGATCACGCCGAGCGATGAGGGCCAGCTCAACTTCTTCTTCGGTGGAGACCGTCTGTTCTACCGTTCGTCCATGGGCGGGCAGCTCTCCGCCGCCCACGCCGCGAGCGCGGACAGCTCGGGCCACGTCATCGGCCGCCCGATGGACTGGAACTGGATCCCCCATCGCAACGAACTGGTCCGCCGCGGGTTCGACGCGAGCGACAACGAGCCACCGCCCACCTTCGTCCCGAAACACAGCGGTGGCAGCTCCGGCTACGAGATCGACCGCGGAGACGTGCTCTTCCACGCCCGCGTCAGCCGCCGCGTCACGGCCGTCGCCGCTCTCGACCCCAAGGCGCACCGCATCCTCTCCGAGGTCTACGGTGACCGTGGGGCGCGCTGGGCCGCCCTTTCCGCCGACAAGCGCAACGCTGAAGGGACCGTCTTCACCCCCGGTATCGGACCCGGCAGCATCGCCGCCCTGTACGAGCTGACGGCCGACGGGCGGGCCCTCCTCGACCACGAGCGAGCGCTCACCGCCGCCCACCACGATCCCAAGGCCAGGGCCACCGAGGCGAAGGCCGCGCGAGCGACCCGCGTCCAACTCGACGCCCACCGGGCTGCGCTCCTTGCCGCCATCGAGTCGGCCGAGAGGGAGGCCTCGCGCCTCGCTGGTCTATATGACCTCGCCGTCGAGGCCGCGAACCAGGCTGCCGCCGACCACGCCGCAACCCTCAGCACCCACGTCGCGCATCTTCGCGCAGCGCTCCTTGGCGAACGTCGCGCTGCCACGTCAACCACACGCCGCGCCGTCGCTGCCGCACGGGAAGCCGTCTGCGTGCCCCTGGACGCGCTGGAGGAGTGCCGCCGGTCCATCGTGCTCCTGCGCCGCTCCTACGCCCACACCGGCGCCGCCCCAGCGCTCGCGAACCCTACGATGGACCCGAGCGTCAAGGCCGCGTTCGAGCGGGCGCGCGCCGCCAACGCCGAACGTGACGACCTGCTCCGAGAGCGCGCCCGCCTTCGCGTCGAGCTCGAAGCTGCGGGTGGCGCCCATGTCGCCGAGGACGACCCGCGCCTTCCCGCCGTCCCGGATCCCGTGGAGCTTGGGGTGCTCCCTGTCCCGACGCTCCCCACGATGCCGCGCCAGCAGGCGGACCACCTGACCAACGACGAGCTGCTCCAGAACGCGCTCGTCCTCCAGCGCAGCCGCCCCGATGCTCTCCGCGCAGCTCGCCTCGCCAGGGCACAGGCTGCCGCTCAGACGCTCCTCCAGTATGCCCTCGGCGTGTGGCTCTCCTCGCAGCCGAAACCGCCGCAGAAAGGTCACGTTGCGCCGGCGGTAGCTACCCTCGCGCGCGATACAGATAAGAGGAAGATCTCGACCGTCAACCCTCAGCCCACGGTCGGCGATGCCGAGGTCGAGACCGCACCACCTGAGCCTCGTTCAGCGCCGCGTGTGGCGTTCAAGGCGAGGCCGCTCCCCGAGAGCGAGCAGCGCGCCATCAAGGGCCACGTCCGCCCCGGGTACGGTCGAGCGTCCGCCGAGCAGCCGCAATTCACCACGCAGGAGTCGACGTGACCACCCCCCTCCTCAAGCCGAAGTTCCCGCCGTACATCACCCCGAGCGAACTGGCCGTCATGCTCGACCAGGCTGGCGGCGGTGGCAGCCAGTGGACGGTGGATACCGTGCGCAGCACGCTCAAGAGCGCAAACGCCCTCGTCTCGCTCCCCATCTCCTCTCCTCGCCGCAGCAAGGTCGCCTCCCATGTCCGCCAAGGACGAGGGCAGCGCTACGCCACCACCTACGAGCTACTCCAGCGCCACCTTCCAGACATCCACCGTGCCCTTGTGATCGCCGCGCCAGCCGACGATCTTGAGCGTCTCCTCGCTCACACAAGCGGAGACCGTTCGTAATGTCACAAGACAGGAAGAGATGCGCCGAGACGCGAGCGACGACCACCGTACAAGGTGTGGGCGGGCGCCCTGGGCGGGCAGTGACCCTCGCCTGTCCCGTCGGTCGACAGGTCTCCCGTCCCATCTCTCGGCGTCTCCACGACGCCTCCCCGGCCAGTGTCCACCCGTTGCTCGGGACACGCTGCCCCCTGCCTCACCTGACCCGCGCCCCGTTCCCGGGTGACCGGGCGGTGACCTGAGACGGGTAGCTCTCCAATGGGTGCCCCGCCTCCGATTCATGTCTGCTCGATCTGCGCCCACGCCCATCGTCAGGCCATCGACGCCCGTCTCCTCTCCAAGAAGGAGGACGGATCGAACGAGCACAGCGGGAACGCCGTGGCCGCGTGGATGACCGCCGAGGGGTGGCTTCCGGCCCCGCTCGCCCGCACCCTGAACCGGCACCGGCTGCTCCACCTCGGCGTCACCGAGCACGTCGCCAAGCGCGCCGTCGCCGCCGCCAAGGCCAAGGCCGCCGGTGAAGCTCCGCCCGTCCCAGAGCCGCTCGCTCCTGCCATCGAAGCCGCTATCGCCGTCGAAGGGGCCAACATCGCGGCCCTCGACGAGTGGGCCGCGGACCTCGCTCGGCTGCGCAAGCACTACATCGACAAGGCCCTTGGGAAGCTCCCCTATGGCCCCGCCCGTCTCCCGAGCGAGAACAAGCCGCAGGCCCTCGAACCGCAGGAGGTCTCGTTTCTCGTCCACGGCGGACGCGCCACGGCACTCCTCACCGCGACCCGCAACCAGATCCTCACCGGTGGGAAGGGCGGACGCGGCGGTCTCGGCAACGACGACCAGCAGAAGGGTCTCAAGGAGCTGGTCGAGGGGCTCAAGCACTCGCCGCCGCCCATCGAAGGGGACCGTGCCGACAACGAGCCCGCTCCCACCAAGGAGGAGATCGAGGCGTCCCTTGCCGAGGTCGGTGGCGTCGAGGTCCAGGGTCAAGCCTTCGGTCCCGACGTGGCAGCCGAGGATGAGGACGAAGACGCCGAGATTCGTGGCCCTGCTCCGCGTGTGATCGACATGCCCACCGCGCCCGATTCCGGCCCGAAGGCCACGACATCCGCAGGCGAGCCGCCCGTCCCCTACGTCTACAAGCCGCCCCCGCTCCGCTTGGTGGCCAAGTAGCCGCCATCTCCGCGAGAAGTGGTCCGTGGCTCACGCCGCATAACCAGGACCACGCTTCCGTCATCGCATGATCTCGCGTAGGCTCCTCTCGCGCATCGACCGCGCAGGACAGAGGGAACATGGCCAGCGACCTCGACGACGACCCTCCCAAGCTCAACGATCTCCACAGCTTCGCGCGTCACCTGTTTGGTCCGTCCTCCTACGAGGACAAGATCACCCCGGACACCAGGCAGGAGATCGCGGCCTACCTCGAAGGCTACGCCGCCCGCCTGCGCTTCCCGGTGAGCCTGACGCCCACCGACGAGTCGATGCGCGCAGCACGTCGCTCCGCCATCTTCGATCAGTCGTCGCACTTGGGTCTCGACGTGAGCCGTCGCTGCCGGGCGAGCTTTGCAACTGGATGGTCCGCAGCGGGTGAGGCCCTTGACCTCGCCGTCACGTCCTCGTGATCGCCCTCCCTGTCCACGAGCCATGCGGCGTCAGCGGCTCGGGCAACGTCGACCCGAAGACCATGGCCGTCCAGTGCGAGGCCAAGATCACCTTCAACCTGAGCAACCGGCCCCAGCGCTCCCAGGGCTGCGGCAAGGTGTTCGCCCTCTGCTCGCGATGCGGCTGCCGCACGGTGGTCGACGGTGCCAAGTGCTCCGCCTGCAACCCCACTGGTCCCATGGCCAAGCTCGCGTGAGCTGAGCGGCCATCCCGCAGCCAGGAATCTCCCGAACGCGTAGCCGACATCGGCCACCGCCCGCCTCACCGCCATGCAGCAAGCCGCCTCGGTCACCTCCCAGGCGCCTCGCCACGCTCCCAGCCTCGCCGCAGGTCTCCTCGGCAGCCCACCGCCCGCAGATGCACCGGGCGACACGCAGGCAGCCCGTGAGCTGGCCCAGGCGCTCATCGCGCGCTGGTACAACAATCCGGTCCTGTTCGCGTGGGAAGCTTGCGGGGTTCGCCTGTGGAGACGGCAGCGCGAAATCTGCAAAGCCGTCGTCGCCAAGTGGCCTTGCCGCGTCGCGGTGAAGTCTGGGCACAAGGTGGGGAAGTCCCTGACGCTCGCGGTCCTCGCCCTGTGGTGGTGGATGACCCGGCGCAATAGCCGCGTTGTGATGACGGCGCCCACCGCTCGGCAGATCCGCAGCACCCTGTGGCGTGAGGTCCGCAACCTCTGGCAGAAGGCCGCGCAGCGCCTCGCCATCCTCGGAGGCCTCGGAGGCAGGCTATACGACCTGCCAGAGCACGGGCTCAAGACCATCGAGAGCAGCGACCAGAGCGAGGTCGTCGGGTTCAGCTCGAAGCAGCCGGAGAACGTCGCAGGCACCTCCGGCGAGAACGTCCTGTACCTCATCGACGAGGCGAGCGGCGTACCCCGCCCGGTGTTCGAGGCCATCGACGGCAACCGCGCTGGTGGCGCCTCCGTCCTGCTCTTCTCGAACCCCACCAAGACCTCGGGCGAGTTCTTCGACGCCTTCCACACCAAGGCGCACCTCTACACGCGGATCAGCATCTCCAGCGAGGAGACGCCCAACGTCATCTCTGGGAAGCGCGTGGTCCCCGGCTTGGCCACGCGGCAGTGGATTCAAGAGAAGCGCGAGGAGTACGGTCCCGACTACCTCAACGACCCGCGCTACCGGGTGCGTGTCCTCGGTGAACCTCCCCTCGGCGGCACCAACAAGGTCATCCCCGCCGTCGAGCTCGAAACCGCCAAGCAGCGCTGGTTCGACTTCGCCGGCATGGTCCTCGATCGCAGCGACCTTGCTCGCGACCCAGAGCGGCGCATGCAGCTCTTCCGCGACCCTGGCGCCATCGCCAAGGTGCGGGCGCGCTGGACGGCCAAGGACGCGACGCAGGGCCCGTTGGTCATCGGCGTGGACCCGTCGTGGGGTCTCGGCGACCTGTCCACCATCTACCCGCGGCGAGGGCTGCGGATGTTCGCCCCGGTCTCCTTCGCGGGCGACGGCGACAACGCCGGCATCGCCGTGGCGAACCTCGTGCTCCAGACGGCGCGGGAGCACCGCATCGGCGTCGAGCGGGCCTACGTGCTCATCGACTGCATCGGCGTGGGGGCGAGCGCGACGGACCAGCTCAAGCTCTACCCCGAGGAGATCACCCTCGTCCCTGTGAACAGCGGCAAGGCGCCGGTGGGGAAGGGCGCCGAGACGGAGTACCGCAACCTGCGCGCCCAGATCGCCTTCGCGGTGCGGAGGTGGCTGCGCAAGGGCGGGAGCTTCGAGCCGCATGCGCTCACCGAGGGAGACCTGCGGGAGCCCGAGTACAGCATCGCGGCGACCGGCGAGGTCATCGTGGAGCCGAAGCTCAAGATCAAGGAGCGGATCGACCGCTCGCCCGACCATGGCGACGCCTTCGGGCTCGCGTGCTGCGACTTCCTTGTGGGCAAGCTCCCGTCGATGCGCCCGCAGGACGCGCGGTACAAGAACCGCGTCGTCGAGCTGGAAGACTACTGATCACCGGGGACGACTCCCCAACAAGCTGGTCCGCGGTATGCGCCGTGAGACCCGGACCACCTGCACCCAAGACACCCCCGGAGATACGCCATGGACCTGTACGGAGACCTGCTCGCTCAGAAGCTCGCCAAGATCATCCTCCCCCCCACCGCGACGCCGACCACGCTGGAAGCGATCGACGTGGAGCGACGGGTGGACGGCATCCTGTGCGCAGCGATCTCGGACCAGTCGCAGTGGCAGTTCATCCTCGCCTCGACGGCGACCGCGGGCACCGACGTGCGCGTGCCCAACGACGTGGAGGCGAGCGCCGCGTACATCTCCGACCCGGCGACCGCGCCTGGCCGGTGGCTGCGCGTGGGATCCTTCGCCGCGGACAGCCTCCCGAACCAGCTTCGCGTCACCGCGCCGACGGAGCTGACGATCTCGGCCGGTGGCGCCGTGACGGTCACGCAGACCGCGCACAAGATCGACACCGCGGCTGACGGTGCCACCGACGACCTCGACACCCTGACTGGCACGGTGAGCGGCGAGTTCTACCTGATCCGCCCCGAGAGCGCCTCGCGTGACGTGGTGATCCGCGACACCGGCGGCGGCGCGGGGAACATCCGCACGCCGCACGCGAAGAGCATCACCCTCGCCGAGCTGACCGACTGGGCGCTGCTCGTGAGCGACGGGACCAACTGCACCGTCGTCGCCTTCCGTACCGCTGCGCAGAACGGCGGCGGTGCGGGCGCCATGATCGGCCTGCTCGCCAGCCTCACGACGACCGACAAGGCGACCATCGTCGCCGCACTCAACGAGGTCAACGCGCTGGCCGTGGCTGCCATCGGCGCCGTGAAGCGCACCGTCACCGTCGGGCACGCCGACCTCACCGACGCGGTGAACGGCGAGGCCCAGGTGATCAACATCGGCGCGGTCCTCCCCGCGAACGCCGTCGTGCTCGCCTACGAGGTCAACATCGCGACGCTCTTCTCCGGCGGCGGTGCGACCGCGGTGAAGCTGGACGTTGGCGGGACGGACATCGACGCGATGATCGCCCAGATGGACATCTTCACCGGTGCCGCGACCGGTGCGCTCTCCCCGCGCACCGGCGTCCACGCGGAAGGCAAGTTCTCGGCGGAGCAGCTCGTGGCGACCTTCACCCCGGACGGGGCGCACACGCTCCTCGCCCTCGACGCGGGCGCCCTGACGATCAACGTCTGGTACTTCGTCCTCGCCTGACGTGACCTGATGACCGGGGGCGAGGAGTAGGCCGAAAGGTCAACCTCGCTTCCGGTTGGTCCGTGGTAGCCGCCGTGGTACTAGGACCACATGCCGACGACACGGCGCGTGGTGAGGATGAAGCGGAAGCCTGGTAAGGGCAGCCGCTTGCAGGTGTACGGGTTCTCGATGGTCGAGTTTGGGGCGCTGTTCGGGATGACCCCGGAGAGCGCCCACCGTGCGAGCAGGTCGAGGATGAGACGGGGGCAGGTTGTCCCGCCACGCTTCGACCCGGAAGACCTGGAGAGCATCATCGCGTTCGCGTCGAAACGTCGTCGGCTCAAGGAGCGGCGACGATGAACGATAAGGTGAACGAGGCGACGTTGATCGGGGACAGAGAGCGGCTGCGGGAGGTGATCCTGCGGTGGATGGGCTTGGTCGGGACGAGCGGCTTCCTGGAGGAGACGGGGCGCATCTTGGAGCGAGGTGCGCCAGAGGCGATGCCCCCGCTCACCGAGGCGCAGTGGACGTACTACACCACCGTCAACGCGCTGCGTTCTGCGCTGGGCATCGAGCAAGCCGAGCGGTCAGAGCCGACGGTGGAGTTGATCCGGCTCGCTGCGGCCACCATCGCTGAGCAGGCCAAGGCGCTCGGCAAGATCAACAAGCGGCTCGATGAGGTGGAGGACAACATCCTCACCAAGGGCAACGTCGATGCCCTCCGCAAGGCGCTTCGCCGCTTCACTAAGCGATCCGACGCCGACCTGGACACGCTCAACGCCAACGGTATCGCCGACGATTTGCTCGTCGTCCTCAACGACCCCCTCGTCACCACCGACAAGATCACGGGTCACCCCATCGGCTGCGAGGCGCATTTCGCCGGCATCCGCTTCCACTGCCACAAGACCCACAAGCGGGAGTACGCCGACCAGAAGCGCACGCTCGTCACGGTCGATGTCTACGCGACGACCGACCTCGACGCGGAGGCCATCGCGGCACTGCGAGAGCACGCCGAAGCTGGCACCGTGGCGAAGCTCCGCGCTCCGACGCCAACGGGCATCGAGAGCTGGGCGCGCATCACGACATGGGGCAAGGCGGAGAAGGACAACGAGGCGTCGTTCACATTCACGCTGCGCTGCGGCCCTGCCCTCGGAGAGACCTTCATCGGCGATGGTCGATTCGACGTGGCCGAAGAACTGCGCGAGTACCGCCAGGTCCCCGATCCGGATGCGCTCAAGATCTGGTTGAGCGGCCTGCTCAAGCTCGTGTGGGCTGCGCGATTCCCGCATTCGGACCACCACACCGAGCACCCGGCGGACAGCGCCAACGACTTCGCCTCCGCTCACCGCGACCTTTCCGAGGCGCTGGATGAGGTGTTCAACATCGACGATGAGGACGACAAGATCGCCATGGGCGAAGTCCTCGGCACCATGGGGGACTTGCACCGAGACGGAAGCGGCAACCTCGTCGGCACCATCAGGATGGGTGCCGTCCAGTTCGATCCGAAGCGTGGCGTCTCGATCGAGGAAGCGCCGCCGCATGTCGGGCTCAAGGATCTGGTCGCTAAGGTGTTCCGCGATGCGACAGAGCACCCGGTGACCTACGCTGGCATCGACTTCACCTACGAGAGCCGGACGGCGCTGTTCGTCGCGGGAGGCGGCATCGTCCAGCTCATCACGAGCATGACGCCGTTCCCCATGGTCCTCCGCGATCGGATGCGCACCCCGTTTCCTTCGCTGCTCGTCTGCCGCAGCAACGACCCGAAGAAGTACCCAGAGCTGTCAGAGTTCGACAACGCGGTCCCGATGTTCTGCTTCTCGATCGGCGATGGGAGGCATGCGCTTCTCCTTCGCATCGATCATGGTACTCATGGCCACGGGTCTGGGCGCCCATGTAAGGTATGTGCCGCCGAGGTGGATACGCGCGATAGAGATGGGACGAAGGTCGACTCGCTCATCGTCGACGAGTCCATGCCGACTGGTGCGATGCGGACAGCTCCCCCCGCGCCGCTCAACGACACCGACCCGCGCGCCATGGTCCGAGCGCTCATCGCGGAGCACGGCTCCTACGGCAAGCCCTGTGATCACGGGAGCATCGACAGGTTCGTAGCTACGACCTACGGGTTTCCGCTTCACGAGCCCACGAAGCTCACCGTCGCCCTCAACGAGCTCGAATCGCAGGCGCCCACCGACCTCAAGGGCTACGGCTTCACCGACGCCACGATGCTCAGCCCCGTGCCGAGCAACGCCGCTCGCTCCCATGTCGCCACCTGCCTGGCCTACGCGGGCTTGCTCCACGACCTCCGCCAGGCCCTCCAGCGCTCGCTCAACGGCCTCGCTATCTCGGCCCGCCACAACGCCGAGCAGAGCAGCGACATGCTCGCCTACTGGACGGCGGAGCTGGCGCGCATGCCCATTCCCTCCACCTCCACCTGAGCGACGCCCACGGCGCTGCGCTCGGGTACACCTTCACCCCCGAGCGCACACCATGGCCCGACCGATCGGTCTCTCCCTCAACACCGTGAGCCTCGCCCGCAGCGTGACGACGGCGGACGTGGCCAACACCGACGCTGCGCTCCCCGCCGAGACCTCAGCTACCACCGGTGGCATGGTGCGCGGTGGCGCCTTCCAAACGATGTGGATCGGCCTGGAGTGCGCAGATGGAACCGCTCCAACGTGTACCGTCCTCCCCAAGGTGCGTGACCCGGAAGCGCCCGACGGTTCTCGCTGGAAGGACCTCACGATCGCGGGCAGCGCGCAGAGCATCACGCTCACCAACAATGGCCCGTTCAAGGAGGTCCGCGTGGACGGGCGCGATTGGATCCCCGTCGTCACGGTCCTTGGCGGAGCCCCGTCGCTCGCCAAGATCCTGGTCTTCCCTGGCGTCGCGATGCCAGGTCGCACCGTCCCCGCAGGCTGATCCACCTCCCTCATGAGCACCAACCGCAAGCGCCTGCGACCGCTTGCGCGGGACGCTCACAGCCTCGAAACCACCGTCAGCGGCGAGACGCGCGCCTCCACCAACCTGCGCGTCACCTCGCCCGTCCAGGGTCGCGTCCCGCTCTCCAACCAGTACCTCCGCGTCGGTGGGAGGATCTCCCCGACGCTCGTCTCGGCGATCATGCGCAGCGCGGACGTGGGCTACGTCTGGCAGCTCATGGATCTCGGCGACGAGTTGAAGCAGAAGGACACCCACCTCGGGACCGTCTGCTTCCGCCGTGAGACCGCACCCACGCAGCTCGACTGGCAGATCGTACCGTCGAGCGATCGACCGAAGGCGCTCCGCGTCGCTGCCTTCGTCACCGAGACCCTCAAGCGCTTCGGTGAGATGGAGATCGACGGCGAGGACGTACACGACTTCCGCAAGACGGTCGCCCACCTCAACGGCGCCGCCTTCTACGGGCACGCCGTCAGCGAGACGCTCTGGCGCAAGGAGGGGCGCTACATCGTCCCCGGCGGTGCGCTCCCCATTCAGCCGCGCCGCTTCGTCTACTCGCAGACCGACGGCTCGTTCCGTTGGTGGGACGCCACCTATCCGCACGACCCCTACCCGGGGAAGGACCTCCGCAGGGACTACGCCGCGGGCAAGTTCTTGATCAACCGTCCGCGCATCAACGGCAGCATCGGCCCGCGCGAGGGGCTCATCCGCCCGCTCGTGTGGGCTGCGACCTTCCGCACCTGGGCGATCTCCGACTGGCTCAAGCTCGGCGAGCTGGCGTGGAAGCCCTACCGGATGGGTACCTACGACCGCAACGCCACCCCGGCCAGCGGCGACGACAAGGCGGCGCTCGAGGAGGCCCTGGAGAACCTCACCACCAACGGGTTCGCCGCGCTCCCGTCCACCACCAAGGCGGTCATCGAGTACGCCAAGGGGCGCAGCTCAGGCGGCACCCACGGCGACCTCACCGCCTTCTTCGGCGCGGAGATGAGCAAGTACGCCCTCGGCGCCACCCTCGGCGTCGAGCAGGGGCGCGTGGGCAGCAACGCCCTCGGACGTGTCCACGCCGACGTGGCCCGCGAGATCTTGGAGTTCGACGCGCGCGGCCTCGAAGGAACGATCCAGCGCTGCCTCATCGCGCCGATGGTTCGCAAGAACTTCGGGCCCACCTGTCCAGTGCCGCAGTTCCGCTTCCTCACCGAGGAGAGCGCCGACCTCGCGATGATGGCCGAGGCCATCGAACGCCTCGCCGGCAAGGGCCTGCGCATCCCCGCGAAGTGGGCGCGCGCGCTCTTCGGCATGCCCGACCCGCTCGCCGACGAAGAGGTCATGGGCGCGGCGACCTTCCCGCTCGACGAAGGCGGGAAGCCGCTTCCTGCCCCTCCCGCAGCGCCAGCGGAAGAGCCGCAGGAGGAGAGCGATCCCGAGGAAGAGGAGAAGTCGATCGACGGCCTGGTCTCCCTCGTGAGCGAGTCGCAGATGCGCGAGATGCTCAACATCCGCCACACCCACACGGTGCTCGGCGCATCCGGTCACTGGCGCTGGAAGGCGGGCATCCCCGCGCTTCGCTCGCGCCAGGCCATCGCCTGACCGCGCACCCACCAAGGACCACGCCATGCCCGTGCCTCACCTTCCCAAGGGCGTCGTCGACACCCTGCGTGGCCCCGGGCCACTGGCCCTCAACGCGGCGACCACCTGGCTGCGCGAGCACACCACGACGCGCGCCGTGGGTGGTGGTTTCGTCAACGACCTCCTCACCGAGCTGGTGAAGCTCACCGACGATCCGCACCCCGCTCGACGCGCGGCGATCACCGGTCGCTACGAAGAGTCGTCGCAGTGGGTGGGCTGGATCGAGGACGCCGCCCGCACCTGGGTCGCCTTCGTCGCCAAGAGCCCGGAGCGGTTCACGCTGCTCTGGAAGGAGCGCGAGGTCGGCGGTGGGGTGAATGGTGACCCGGTGTGCTTCCTGCGCGACGAGGACGCCGAGCGCTACCACGACACCCTGGGCACCATGTACAACGAGCCACCGTGCCGCACAGCCGAGCCCGGGGTGGTCGTCAAGACCGTCCAGGCGCACGGCGCCACCTTCCACGTCGACCGGGCCATCGGGTCGAAGAAGAAGGGCAAGGGCTTCGACGGCAAGCCGTTCGAGCTGACGTACACCTGCGACTACGGCTACCTCGCCAAGACCCACGAGGACAAGGACGCACCCATCGGTGGCGACGGCATGCTCATCGACGCCTACTGCTGTGCGCCGACCTCCCGCGCCGAAGGTGACGATGGTCCTCCGAGCAGCGTCGGGGGCGAGCCGATGATCCACGTCGTCAACCAGATCCACTGGAAGACGAAGGCGCACGACGAGCAGAAGCTCATCCTCAACGCGAAGGACGCGAGCCACGCCTCCCGCGTGTACTTCGACCACACCCCGTCGCGGTGCTTCGCCTCGATGTTCACCATGACCGGCGAGAGCTTCCGCGCGCAGCTCGCCAAGAGCGCACCGGGCAAGCTCCTCACCTTCGTCCCGTCGCTGCCCACCGCACCCGAGGAGCCGCCGCCGTCCACCAAGCGCGGCGCCGGTGCTGCACCGGCCGTCCGCGGCGCCATCCACACGCACGCCGCATCGGCCACCGTCCACGCATCGCAGGAGCCTCACGTCATGCCCCGTACCCCAGTCGTCGTCGCAGCTCCCGGACCTGACCACGCGCACGCTCTCCAGCGGGACGCGGCGGCGCTCGGGTCCAACGACGACAGCGCCGCCGATCTGTTCACGCGCGTCATCACCGCCGACCGTGCGTACCACCGCGAGATCGACGGCAAGAAGCGCGTGTGCGTCGACTTCGTGATGAGCACCGAGGCGAAGGACTCACACGGAACGATCCTCCGCGCGAAGTGGAACCTCAAGCGGTTCAATACGAACCCCGTGTTCCTATACATGCACAACCGCCGTGAGGACCGTCCCCCCATCGGCGTGATGGAGAACGTGCGCGTCGATGGCAAGAGCCTCCTCGGGACGGCAATCCTTTCGGACGTGAGCGAGTTCGATCGCGAGATCGCCGAGAAGTATCTTCAGCGGATCATGCGCGGCGGCTCCGTCGGGTTCAACCCGGGCACCATCACCGTGGAGATCGTCGATGGCGAGGAGACCGTGGTTTTCGACGACATCGAGCTGCTGGAGTTCAGCGCCGCGTGCGTCCCCTCGAACCCCGAGACCATCGCCAAGCTCACCGAGCAGCGCGCCCGCTGTCTGGAGATCGGTCGCGCCGCCTCAGTCGACCCCTGCCCCATCGCCCGCGGCGCCGTCCCCCATCGCAAGTACCCGCTCGACCAGTCCCCGAAGTGGGACGAGAAGGCGGCGGAGAAGGCCGTGCGCGCGTGGGCCACCGTCGGCGGCAAGCTCAACCTCGGTCGGTACGCGCAGGCCTTCGGCCACGTCGACCCGGAGAAGAGCGACACGACCGCGGGCTACTCGCTCCTCCACCACAGCGTCAGCCCCGACGGCAAGGGACTGGTCACCGTTCGCGGTGGCGTCGTGGCCTGCGCAAGCGCCATCGCGCGCAACGCCGTGAAGCTGCCGCCCGCCGACATGGTGGCGGTCAAGGCGCACCTCGCCGAGCACTGCAAAGAATTCAACATCGCTCCCCCGTGGGAGAAGAAGAAGACCCACGATTCGTCCACCACCTCCCCGGAGACTCCCATGCACATCATTCCCATCCGCCTCCTCGACACCGCTCCCGACGCCAACGCCAGCCACGAGGCCAAGAGCCGCGCCCACGGCGTCCAGCCCTGCGAGGTCACCTGCCCCGGCTGCTCCGAGACGCTACGCGTGGTCTCCGAGCTGCCCGAGAGCGTCGTCGTCCAGGCGCGCGCGCTCACCGAGACGAGCACCCTCCTCAAGGCGGAGCAGGCCCGCAGCACCTCGCTGGAGACCAAGCTCACCGTCCGCAGCGCCGACGTGGGCAAGCTCCTCGTCGACCTCGCCACCCGCGACCTCACCGACCTCACCGGCAGCAAGATCGACCCCACCGAGGTGGAGACCGAGCTCGAGCTGGCCCGCGTCTACTTCGCCGACGAGACCCGCGACGACAAGGGCAACCTCGTCGGCCTGGCCAAGTGGACGGCGCGCGTCGCGAAGCTCAAGGCGCGCCCCGATCAGAAGCTCGGCGAGCGCACCATCCCCGCGGCCAAGCCGGGCGACGCGCCCACCAAGCCGACCGAGGACGCCGCCCCCACGGTGGACGCCCTGGGCCGCACCATCGCCGGGGAATCCGCTCTCGACCGGATCCGCAGCCGCGCCTCCTGATCGCCACGGGGGCGCCGTGCTCCCTGTCTGACCAGCCGAGGCGCTGACCACCAACGCGCCTCGGTTCCCCTCTCCTCCCCACGTTCACCTCCGCGTACCTGACGGCCACGAGCCGGTGCGGGGCGCTTCGTCACGAAAGAGAACTCCCATGGCCAAGCGCCCCCTCGTCAAGCTCGACAACGCCTGCCGCATCACCCTCAAGGCCGACGCCGCCTACGCGCGCGGCATCGAGGTCAAGTTCGTCACCGATGACGACACCTTCACCGTCGCCGCCGCGAACGACCCGCTCGCCATCGGCACCCTGGAGCGCGCGGTCACCGCCGCCGGGAAGAAGGGCGACATCATCCTCTACGGCCACGCCATCGTGGAGGTGCTCGTCGGCACCGGTGGCTGCACCCGCGGCGTGGACGCCGTGGTGGTCGCCGACGGGTACACCGACGCCGCCTCGAACGGTGGAGGCACCACCTCGCAGATCATCAAGGGCAAGTTCATGCAGTCGGGCGTCGCCCTGGACCGCGTGGGCCTGCTCATCGGCGTGAACCAGCGGTCGGTCAAGGCCTGATCGAGACCGCCAACCAGAAGACCATCGCGCTCAACCGCGCCCCCTGAAAGCCCATTCACCGGGCGCGGCCAAGCCGCCCCAAGGACTACGATTCCCATGAACGACACCGCCGTCGCCATCGACTACAAGCGTCACATCCTCGCGGGGCAGCGCTCGCGCGCGGGCCTCGACTTCCAGAAGTGGTTCCGCGACTTCGCCGACTACCGCGTCTCCGGGAGCAACTACGACCCGAAGAACCCCGGTCGCGACAACGACGACCAGAAGGCCGTCCGCGCCCAGAACGAGGCGCTCGTCCACCTCCGCGACCTCGGCGCGGATGCGGTCCACATCGACGCCGCGATGCGCGAGATGTCGATCCGCTACCAGAACGACGAGTACATCGGCCTCCGCGTGATGCCCGTCGCCACGGTGAGCAAGCGCTCGGACAAGTACTTCAAGTACGACGAACGCGCGCAGCAGGCGGTCCCATCGGCGCGCATGGACGCCCGTGGCCAGGCCAACGAGGTCCGCCAGGGTCTCTCCCCCGACAACTACTCGGTGAGCGACTTCGGTCTCCAGGAGACCGTGCCGATGACCGAGATCGGCAACGCCGATGCGCCCCTCGACCCGCTCGCCGACGCGAACATGCTGGTCAACGACCTCTGCGGCCTCAACCGCGAGATCGAGATCGCGACCGTCATGACGACCTCGGGCAACTACGGCGCGAACACCACCGCCATCGCCGCTGGCGCCGAGTGGAACAGCGCCGACGGTGGCAAGCCCATCCAGCTCATCCAGAAGGCCGTCGACGCGCTCTACAGCGGGTCGGGCGCTTCCAAGGTGGTCGGCTTCACCTCGGTGAACGTCTTCCGCGCGCTCTCCCGCCACCCGCAGATCCGCGACCTGTTCAAGTACACGGCCGACGGGTTCGCGACGGCGAACCAGATCGCCGAGTACTTCGGTTTCGACGAGCTGGTGGTCGGCCGCGCGAGGAACGACACGGCCAACATCGGGCAGACCGAGACCATCGCCCGCATCTGGCCGGACAGCTTCGGCGTGGTCCGCGTGGCCATGCAGCCGACCATCCGCAGCTACGGCTTCGCCACGACCTTCCGGCACGGGCCGGTCGAGTCGGTGCAGATGTTCGAGCGGCTCAAGGGCCGTGGTGGCAGCTACGTCGTGCGCGTCGAGTACAGCGAGGACTACAAGGTCGTCGCCTCGCGCGCGGGCTACCTGATCACCAACTGCTTCGACGCCGCCCTGCCCTGATCGGAGCGCCTGAGCGCTCGGAGCTGAACCATGGCCCGACCCAAGAAGATCGAGGGCGCCAAGCCGGCATCGCCGCCCCCTGGCACCACCACCCCGGACGCTGGCGCCTCGACCGCGCTGGCGTCTCCCGCCCCCGCTGTCTCGCTCGACGAGACGACGGAAGGCCTCCCCGCCGAGGGCGTCGCGGAGAACGCGCCCAACCTCGCCGTGTCCGCCGAGCTGACGGACGAGCCCATCGCCAAGGTCGACGAGCCCAAGGTGGACGCGTCCGACGCGCTCCCCCTCGGTGCCACGCTGCCGGAGATGGTCCCCGGTGTCCCTGGCGGCATCACGCTGGACGAGCTGCGCGAGCTGGGCATCCCGCTCCCCGGCGTGGTGCTCTCCTGCGAAGCCTTCGAGGATGGCCAGCCCGAGCACGGCGTCATCGCCTCGATTCACGTCGAGCTCGAACACGTCACCTGCTGGCTGCGTCGCACCGGGCGCATGTGGCCCGTCCCCATCGCGCGCATCGCCGGCACCGACTGGACCCACGTCGCGGAGGACTACCCGCCCCCGACGACCGTGGAGTCCTTCGACCGGCTGCACAGGACCGCCACCAAGCCACCCGCGAACGCGCCGGCTGAATGGCTGTCCCCCGCCGAGCTGGCGATGCTGGAGGCTGCTCCCGTCGCCACCATCGAGCAGGTGCAGCCGTCCCCTGGCGCCACCATCCCGGACGCTGGCGCGGGCCACGTCGAGGTGATCGCCACGGCCGTCGACCTCACCCCGGCGGAGAGGCTGTGCGCCGAGCTGACGGCGGCACGCGCGGAGTACGGCGAGCGCCTCACGGCCTTCTTCGGGACGCCGGTGGAGTCGATCGGCGACGACCAGGTGGTCCTCTTCCTGCGGAGGGTCATCGGCATCCCCGGCGAGAAGGAGGCACCCGCGCCCAAATGCTTCGACCCGCTCCACGTCGCGCTCGGGATCCCCGAGCACTACACCCTCTGCGAGATCAAGGGGCTCGGGTCGATCAGCGGACACGGGCGCCGCGCCACCGACGGCAAGGTGATGGAGGAGTGGCGAGGCGGGAGCCGCGTCTACTTCCCGGACCACACGGTCAGGAAGCTCAAGGACCTCCTCGAAACCGACCCCACCAAGTTCAAGTCGAAGGCCTGATCGATGCCCGCCGTCTCCCCGCCCCTCCGCTACGGCGTCGTCCCCAACGATCTACGTGATCGTCTCGGCGCCGACGTGGTGGAGGCGGTGCTCGACGACAACAACGATGGACAGGCGGACAAGAACCCGCTCTACCGCCTCCTCGCCGACGCCATCTCCTTCGTCGAGGGGGCCGCAGGAAACCACTACTCGCTCAACACGATGCGAGCGGTGGACCCCGCACCGAACGAGCTGATCCGCCTCATCCTCGACGCCGCCGAGTGGATGATGGCCAAGCGGCACCCCGAGGCGCTCCCCGGTCACGATTGGGTAAAGCTCCGCGAGATCAACCGCCAGGACATCACCGACTGGGCGAAGGGGCAGCGCCGCCTCGACACCGAAGGATCGCCCGAGCCCGCACAGACCCAAGGCGGCAAGACCGTGGCGGACATCGGCCTTGGTCTCCCCAACGAGACGCCGCCCAAGTTCTTCGACGACCTCGGCGACTACTGATCGGCGAACAGCCATGGACCTCTTCACCATCACCGTCGACACCGGCGCGCTGGAAGACGAGGCCACGGCGCTTGGCGAACGGTGCGAACGGATGCTCTCCGCCGCGTGCGTGAACGGTGTCCGCACGGCCGTGGAGTCGGGCGCCTCCTACGCGCGCGCCAACCACGCCTGGCGCAGTCGCTCGGGTGAGCTGGAGGGGTCGATCGCTGGGCGCGTGGAGACGACCACGGCGAACGGTGCTGCCGGCGTGATCGAGGCGCTGGCCAAGCACGCGAGCTACCTGGAGAAGGGCACCCCGCCGCACCTCATCCGCCCCAAGGAGGGCCACGGCTTCGAGGGCCCGCTCCAGAAGGGACAGAGCCGCCGCAAGAAGGACGACATCGGGACGCACCGGGTTGCCCTGCGCTGGGTCCAGGATGGCAAGACGCGCTTCGCAGCCGTCGTCCACCACCCTGGCACCGAGGCCATGCCGTTCATCGGTCCCGCGGGCGATGCCGCCGCGCTCGTCCTCACCGACGAAGTAGACCAGGCCGTCTCCGCGGTCGCTGCACTGATCGAGGGCGGATGACCATCATCTCCGAGGACGCAGAGGACACCTACGGCAGCGTCGCCGACACCCCGCTTCCCGTCGCAGCGAAGGGGCAGGCGGTCACCGACCCTGCCCTCTCGATCCTCCTCGACTACTTCAAGGCCATCGTCAACAGCAGGCTCACGACCGCGTGGCAGAGCGTGGCACCCGGCAAGCAGGTGGTCCGCAGCGCCTTCGCCCATGACCCCGAACGCGAGTGGTTCAGCACGAAGAGCCTGCCCGCGCTCTACGGCTACCGCGAAGGCGGGCAGGCTGGGAAGCGCCTCGCTGACGACTGGCAGACGATGCCGGACCAGCTCGTCTTCCTGTGGATCTTCCCCCAGCAGAAGCCGAGTGCTGCGGCCTTCCGTCGCCCGATCATCAACGGCCTGAGCAAGGTGCTCGACCGGGCCTCGATGCTTCTCCGCGATCCCTCCTACGTCGACCCGGACGACACCGATCCCAAGGCGACCACCTATCCGATCGAGACCGAGGCCATCAAGGTCAAGGTCGCAACGGCGGCTGTCGCGCGGGCCTACACCTCGGCGGACTTCGACGGGGCACGCGGAGACACGACGCTCTCCCCGCCGCGTGGCTTCGAGGTGGCGCTCACCGGCAGCCCCGCGGCCTTCGTCGACGGCAGCACGATCACCGTCGTCGGGACCAACGCGCTCGACATGGACCAGACCGTCGTCCTCGAGATCGACACGGCGCAGATCCCCTACACGTTGAAGGCGGGCGTCGACTTCAAGACCATCGCCACGGTGGACGTGGAGGCGCAGGCGAGCGGCGCGGGGTTCCTCGCGCTCGGCCTCGGCGCGCGAACTGGCTACGGGTCCAGCGTCGTCGACAGGGCGAACCTCGTTCGCATGTGGGTGGTGAAGACCGCGCACCCCTACGACGTGACCATCCGACGGCCGAACCAGGACGCCATCATCTACCCGGCGATCCGCTGGACGTTCGGCATCATCGAGAAGCTCACCCGCGCCCCGCTCGCAGAGGGAGCCGTCGCGAACGACTCCGCTGAGTCGGGGACCGAGGCGAGCGTGACCTTCCTCCGTGCGAGCGACAGCACGATCTTCCAGACCGCCGAACTTCCCCACGGCACGGTCGATCCACCCCTCGACATCTGATCTCCAACCAGGACCGCCATGCCGAAGATCCTCAAAGTCATCGTCAATCGCTACGCGCACATCGACCACCTTGGGCGCCCCGCTGCGGCCGTCATCCTCGACGTGCCCGGCGCCCCCGCGGGCCGCCCTCGCTACGTCGGCGCCACCTTCAAGGCGTCGGTCGTCACCGACGAACAGCGCTCGGCGATCCCCAACCTCAACAAGCCGAAGCAGGACTCGTGGCTGGAGTACGTCGACGGCCCGGTGGACGTGCTCGACGGCGACCACCACCGCATGTGCCTGCGCACCAACGAGATGTTCGCGGCCGACCGCGCGACGTGGAGGCTCGTCTTCCCGGGCGACAAGGAGTTCGTCCCCGGTGAGGAGCTGCTCTCCCGCGCGCGCACCGAGGCGATCGAGGAGTGGAAGCGCGAGCACGACGGCGAGGAGCCGAGCTTCGTCGCCGCCGAAGCAGCGCTCGCCGCGTCCAAGGCGCCCGTCGTCGAGTCGACGCCTGCCCCCTCGCCCGTCGTCGAGTCGGCCCCGTTGGCCCTCGCCGAGACCAACCCGACCACCGACGGCGCCGCCGCGGAGAACGGCTGATCCATGTCGACCACCCTCGTCATCCCCGGCTTCCCGACCTCCTACAAGGTCCCCGGCGCCTACGGCCAGACCCTCTTCGGCCAGGGTAAGAGCGCCAGCGGCCTCGTCGGGCTCAAGCTCCTCATCGTCGCCCTCCAGGCCACCACCCCCGCGACGGGCGCCTCCACCGTCGACACCGAGATCTTCCCCATCCGCACCGAGGCGGACGCCGAGCTCAAGGGCGGCGGCGCTGGCTGCGAGATGGCGCGCGCGGCCTACGTCGCCCTCCAGTACCCGGGGATCAACATCTACGGGCTCTGCCCCACCCCCAACGGTGCGGCGGCTGCCGCGACCGCCACGATCACCGTCGCCGGGTCGTGGACGACCAACGGGACCGTCCGCTTCCGCATCGCTGGCGAGATCATCGAGGCGGGTGTCCTCTCCACCGACACCGCGGCCAACGTCGCCACGACCATCGTCGCCGCCATCACCGCCAAGCGGAAGCTGCCCGTCACGGCAGCGGTCGGCGGCGGCGGGTCCGAGCACATCGTCACGATGACCTGGAAGAGCGCCGGTCTCCGCGGGAAGATGGGGACGCTCTTCAAGGACCTCCTCGACGCTCCGAGCGGTATCACCACGGCCATCGCGGGCGGCACCGCCATCACCGGCGGCGGTGTCTTCTTCGGCACGGGCTCCGCCTCCGAGGACGTGACCAACGCCCTCGTCACGGTGAAGAAGAACCGGTGGGACATCATCATCATCGCGCAGAACGACGCGACCAACCTCGCGCTCTGGAAGGCGCACTTCGACACGCAGGCCGGGCCGCTCATCGGTCTCATGGGCAGCGGCGTCTTCGCGGTCACCGCGGCGCAGGCGACGGCGATCAGCCTCGCGCAGACCACCTGCAACGACGCCTACATGCGCGCGTTCCACCTGCTCTACTGCGAGACGCACCCAACCGAGATCGCGGCCAGCGCTGGCGCGCTCCGCACGCAGATGGAGCAGGACAATCCCAACGCGGACTACGACGGCGCGGTCCTCCTCGGGGTCAAGCCGCAGTCGCAGGTCGCCGACTGGCCCGCGCAGGCCACGCTCGCCGCTGCGCTCGATGCCGGGGTCACGCCCCTCCAGTCGACCGAGGACGGCAAGGTGGTCATCTCGCGGATGATCACGACCCTCTGCAAGAGCGGGTCGGACCCCTACTACGGCACGCTCGACACCTACCAGGAGACGGTCCCCACCTACACCCGGCGGCGCATCGCGACCCGGTGGACGCTCTTCCGCGCCAAGAACCCCTACCTGCGCGACAACCAAGCCGCGGGTGAGCCGACGCCGCCGCAGGGGGTCGCCACGCCCGACCGGTGGAACGCCGAGATCCTCAGCGAGCTGCGTCAGCTTGAGGTGGAGAAGCAGCTCGCCAACGTCAGCGCGAACCTGCCAAGCACCGAGTTCGACGCGACGGCCGAACGCTTCATGAGCCGCGTCCCGACCAAGGTGCTCGGCCACCAGCACCAGCTCGGCTACTCGGTCGAGCAGCAAGTCCCCGGCTGATCCGCCCGGCGGCGCAGCGGTGATAGGCGCAGACCGCGCCTATCACCGCTG